CTCGCCATCATTATCTGTGCTATATAATAAATTTCCATAATCAATTCCATTATTTGAAAGAAAACCTATATTAACCAATGACTCAGATTTCTCATATAAAAAGTTAATTTTTTTATAAGTTTTAACTCTGTTTAAATTGATTGAATCTGTCTTGACATATTTTGTCAAATCAATTATACTTCCTAAATTGTAATAACTTTCTAAGGTATCGATTGTATAATTTACTCCGTCAGTTGAATAACAAGTAAGATTAAACATTTTTAAAACACCAGCAAAAAAGTCCTCAATTTTAATTTCTGGGAAATATGAAGCTACCGATAAAATAGTAGTTGTTGTTTGTGCTGTCGTTTGGTTTACAAAAGACGTATCGGTTGTTATAACACCAGCGTTTTCGTAAATAGTCGTTAATTTTAAAGAACTTGTAAAGGTTAAAGCAGCTTCGGTGCTAATGTAAAACTCATAATCATAAGGCTCTGAAACTACATCGTAAATTTCGTATATAGTAACGCTCTGTGTTCCTACTATTGAAACAAAATCTACCTTTACAAATTGCAATCCGCTTCTAAATAAGTATAAAGAATAGTTTACACCCGCCACAGAATTAGTAACGTTTATTTTTACTGTCCTTGTTGAGCTATCGTGTGGTGGAAATATATTAGTTATTTTTAAAATATCGGTTGTTAAATTAAAATTCATCCCTATGGTCGTTCCACCTGTTTGGGTTTGATAATTTATTTTAAGCAATTGCCCTTTTGGTTTAAATAGCTCGGCATTTTTCATCCATAAATAAGCATTTGTAAATCTCGCATCTGTTAAAAAAGCACTTGGATTTTCAGCTGTTCCTTGTAAATTAACATCAAACTCATTCTCAATCATATTGAAAATTGATTGTAATCTTATTGCGGGAAATAATTCATTAAATCTAATTGGATAAAGTGTATTGCTTATATTATTACTTGGATCTAATGCACTTTCATAATTCCAATATCTATCAGATGAAATTAAAGGAAATTTAATGTCTGGATATGCTGGACTTGTTGTTTGTGTTGTTACTTTGTCTTTTACTAAATCAGCAGTATAATTAAAATCATAAGCAGTACTCGTTAAATCCTTTAAAAATTTACCCGCAAAATTGTCTTTTAAGTTTCCTAAGTTACCAATAAAAGTAATTGAATAGCTTTGTGGATTATTGTTTTTTATATCGCAGCTTTCAAGTTGAATCTTACCTATTCTAAAAGGTATCGTATCCAATTCAATATATGCATCGGCTTTTACTAACGTACTAAATTGAGTATCCAAAGAATTTTCATACCAATGTTTGAAAATCTTATTATTATTTTTAGTAGCCGGAACTGTAAACGTCTGAGAAAAATCCGAATAAGTCGCTCCAATATTATTTATATTTTGAATTGAACTCGTTACGCTTATTTTTTCGTCAGCAAATAACTCAACCCTATCAAATTCTAAGGTATAAGAGTTTTTTATGTATATTCCAACTGTTATCATATAACGTTATTTATTAAGTCAAAAGCATATTCGAAGTCCAATTCGAAGTTTATCATTTTATCCTTTAATTTTGTTTTGTAAGTATGTGATTGCGTTTTAACTTTTACTGGTTTATTATCTAACAATACAGTTTCACTTAATAACAAATCAGTTATTAACTCATTATAATTCTCATCAACCCAACCCGTATTTAATTTAACAGTTTGTGTTCCGTTTATATTAAAAACTTTTCTTTGCCCTTTATATATATTATAATCAATTGCATCAGGAAGTAAATTATATTCTGAACCTTTTACGCTTACAGCATTTGTCTGAGCCTTGAAAAAAGTGATTGTTTGCCAGCCACCGTAACTATTTATAAAGTCACAAAGTACTGGAGTATATTTACATTCTTCAATTGGGTATGTATAAAATGAAGGTAAAATTATAGGGCTTCCTGTTTCAGGTGTGTATGTGATTGTAACCTTACAACCGTTAACAAAATTACCATTTTCTTTTACAGGTGTAATAGGTTGAGCAATATTAAATATACCACCAAAACCAACCGCTAAATTATTTGTATATTCGTAAATTGAACCATCAATCCTTTCATATTTTACATCGATTATAGTAGTAGTAGCCGTTGGCTTATCAACTAACAAATTAAAATATTGCGTTAATGTATTCGGATACGTGGGTGTTTTATAGTAATAATTATTAATATTTGGATTTGATAATAATAGTATTTTTACTTCGCTTGGCTCTTGGTTTCCACTTGTGTAATCTGTAAATCCATTTACACCAATATAATCAGTTGTATCTAAAAGAGTATAAGTACTTCCTACTAATTTATATCTTTTAACTTGAAATTTTACCCATTCGTTATTCTGCTCAAGTTCGCCATAAAATGGAACGTAGGTTGCTTTAATATTATCTATGTATTCTTTAACATAATTAGAAACATTATAAACAGTACTCAATTGAGTCAAGCTTGGATTTGATTTCGATAGTGTATAGGTTGGAGTTGCAGGAACTGAACTTCCGTATGGATAAATAAATAATTCAACTTTGCTTCCTATTGCACCCGCCTCATTTACTTCAATTATAAATGGACTTCTAACTTTTACTACTTTCATACTGTATGATATTTTGTTTCAATCAATTCCTCGTCAATATATATTTCCTCTTTACAATCCCACAAAATTACGTACTGACTTGAGTCAATAGTATTTTCGCTTTTAATTGTAAAAGTTGGAATTGTATCTTCTTCTTTATAAATTTTTACTATGTTCATTTTATATCTTTTAAACTAAATTTTAAAAACTCCTCCAAATCTAATCCGTATTTATCGGCAATATTATTATTAAAATTCTCGTATTCCTTATCGAATGCACTCCTAAAAAACTTTGTCTCTGGAGTTCCTGTTTTATTAATCGATTTTGTTATACTTGCAACCATCAATTTACGATTTACAAACTTTCCACCAGCTCCTCTCGTACCTTGCAATCCTTTACGAACCACCCACCTATCAATGTCAGCGAGTTTTGCCGTTGCTTTGTAAGGACTATTCGGTGCTTTATTACTCGATTGACTTCCTTTCGTTCCAAAGTCTAACTCCTTCCAATAATCCTCAGCGTAAAAGTCAAATTCAATCGAGTTCGGGTTGACTTTTGTTTTATAATTTAAAGAGTTTGAAAGCTTTCCGGATGCGTTATGCGTTCCGTATTTACCCCCTATCTTTAAATTTTGTTTTGCTCTCTCAACTACAGAGGCTCCGAAAGCGTTTAATGCCTCCTGTACTTTTTTAAGTTCCATTAACAGCAAACATCAAAATCGTTATTCGGAATGCTCAATTCAATATCACATTTCCAACCATCTAACGCATTCGTGAAAGCCATCAAAATCGGTTGCAACGTTGGTTCATTCATTAACTCAATATTGTTATCGTTTCGCTTCATTCGCATCGACATAATCATATAGTTCAAAATAGCGTGACACGTGTTCAAATTATCGAGTTCATTATCATTTCCTAAAAACTTATCTTTATATTTTACCTTTGAGATATTACGAATATCGAGTATTGCGATTTCAAATGTGAAATTAACAACTCCAGCGTTGATGCTTGAGCTCATAACATTTATGTGAGCAAGTGGGAATATGTTCTTTTTAACGTTATCGATTATATCTGTTCCGTGAGTTATCGTATTCAATAACGGAGCACCCTCCAAAGTGGTTTTAATATAGTCGATTGTTTTATAAAATGATTTCATTTCTTAAAGTTTTGTTTAATTTGTTTTGCTTCCTCTTTGCTTTCGTCAATTAAGTAAGATAATAACGTGAGTGATTCGTGAATAGGCTCTCTTCCAATTTCTCTAACGTGGATTCTAAGTTCTCTCGACAGTCGAATAAAAGTTTGATACCACCCCCAACGCTCTCCAAAGCTTCCTCCAAATTCAGTCCCTCCCTCGCTGCCTTGCTCTCCAAATGCAATAGGATATTGTTCAATAATTCCTTGTTTAAAGTCCAAAAAAAAAGCATAGAACCTATTACTACATCCATTGGAATGTCTTTAAAAAGTTCCGCTTTGCTTTCGTCACCATCGTATTCCTCAATCTCGTAAAAGACAGAAACCTTTTTAGTTATTTTACGATACATTACCGAAATTAATAGGGCTAAATTCTCATCTTTGCCGAGTAACGTGTCAATCGTTGCGTGTTCGCCTAAGGTTATTTTCTCAAAGTTTGGAATAAATCCGTACTCAACCTTATTTAATTTAAAAGTTTTAACGAGTGCTGGTTTCTGATCCAATACTTTCGCAAGTGTTTCAACAATTTCCCCGAAATCATTAACAGGAATTTTCATTACTTCGGCAACTGTTAAATTACAAAAGATAGCCACCATTTGAATACATACAAAGGTCTCATCGTCTGAATTGTCAGCGATAACCTTTTGATATCTTAGGTACTGAGATAGTTTAATCTCACTTAAATAGGTTGGAATAGTAACTCTCATATATATATAACGATAAAATGTGATTTTGTTTATAAAAATAAGTTGTTTTCACTAAATTTAAGTGATAATCACCTTACGATGTGGTTTTATAGCTAATTGCATCATTGCGAAGTATCTCAGTGCGTCAATTGCGTGGTTAAATTCGTCAATTGGCCGGTTGAGTTTTTTACCGGTTTTGTCAACGTCCCAGCTGTAGCTCCTCAACTCTTTTATTAAATTGGTGCTTGACTTTGTAACTAAGATTTCCTTTTGTTGAAGTACCGAGATACCGTAATTGATTGAGTCAGCTCCCTTGACAACGGGTTTAATATTGTAACCGGCTCGTCTTATCTCTTCGATTGACTTCGGCTCTGCTGAGTCCGCCCAAATTGGAGCGGTGCGTTCCTGTTTCATTAATCGAATGATATCGGAGTTTAAAAGTGAGGTGCTATAAATTAACTCGTCAACGATAATCTTACCGTTGTAATCATATACAGCAATATGAGCGGTCGGGTCGTTACTATAACCAAAGTCAAGTCCACTCCCTAAGAATTTCGCCTCAGTTGGTATCGTATCGATTTGCTCCCAATTTTGAAAGATGACTCCCTCAAGTGATCCGAGTTGGCCGAGTCCGTAAACATTCCACCAGTTTGCCCAATACGTTGATGTGAGTGCTTTAACTTTTGCCTTCTCAATCTCTCGAACGATTGCAGGATCGAGTGCCTCGTTATCTTTATAAGTTAGAACCACAAAGTCAGAG